ACCGTGGTTACTGGAGAAAAGAAGAGTACCGTAAAGAATTTCATCACATTATTCAAGATGAATTAACTTCAAATAATCAGTACACACCAGGTGGATTTACTGCCAACTTGATCACTGATATTGTTGAATTACTTAAACAAAAAATTTATCGCATTCACTGGAATGATTCCACTGATAAAATCGTTTTCTTGAACGGTGTACTGGAGGTATCAAGTGGTGAATTTTTTGATCATAACAAAGAAGACTATATTACTTGGGGGCTTGATTTTAATTACAATCCCACTATCGATCCTGGACCCATTACAGAATGGATCTATCGCACCCAGTACAATGACGAGTCAAGAGTGCAGGTACTTAGAGCCTGGCTACGTTCCTGCCTTGTCGGACATGGAAACGAAATTCAACGCTTTCTTGAAATTGTTGGGCCAGGAGGAAGAGGTAAATCAACCTTCGCCAATCTGTGTTGTGCCATGGTCGGTGCCGGTAACTACGCCAGTACTTCTCTGAATCAGTTAGAACAATCTCGTTTTGAGCTGTCCTCTATTAAAGATAAACGTCTAACTTTAATTAACGACTCTGAACGTTACGGTGGTTCTGCTCAGGTCTTTAAAGCAATGACCGGCGGTGATAATCTCCGTTATGAAGAGAAGATGAAAAATATTGGTGAGCCTTTTGTTTACACCGGCATGGTTATGGTTGCTGCTAACGAACCAATTCAAACCACCGATAACACTTCTGGTTTAACTCGTCGGCGTTTAACAATTGAGTTCAATAGAAAACTTTATAGTAAGAACTCAGAAGCTAAAGATATGATCAAAATTGATAAAGGTCGTATCACAGGTGTATGGAAAGACTATTTACCAGGTCTTGTTAACTGGGTTCTACAAATGTCTGACACTGAAATGCGTCAGTACTTACTTGATACCTATGAACTTGCTCCTTCTTTACAAAAAGTACGCAACAATATTATGGTTAATAGTAATAACTTGATTGAATGGATGCAATCAGAAGTTGTTATTGACCTTGATAATGTTGTCTCTGTTGGTAAGAAAATTCCTAATACTGATAAAGAGGTATCACAACGATACTACAACAGTAACTTCCATCTTTATCCAAGCTACTGTGAGTACTGCGAAGCAACAGGTTCAAAACCAGTTGGACAGAAACGTTTTATCTCTTTGTTATTAGATTGTTGTAAGAGTCAACTTAACTTGAATGATATATTCTCATTCACAAAGAATGGTAAGCCGTTGATTAAAGGATTAGCAATTCGTAACTCTGATAATCAATACAGAGATTACGATACTATCCTTCCAGAAGGAAAACCTAAGGGGTAAACTATGGATGTCTACGAAAATGAAGATGGATCCTTTGTTATTGACTGGGATCCATTAAATAAATTTGAATCTCAGTTTAATAACTGGACTGAAAAAGACTTCATTAAAGCAATTACTGATGCTCTTCAGGCTTTTGAAGAGTTTGAGCAAGAGGATCTTTCTTCCCCTGAAGAATAGCTACTGCTCTTTTATAATAAAAGTTATCTGTTTTACCAACAGATTCCATGTGATCTTTAATTTTTTTCCAAGATTCTTTACTAATTGAATCCATTAAAATAACCACGTACTTCTTATGTTAAAAGAAATACATGGTTATTTTTTGTATTAGATGTTATAAATCTATTAAGGTTTACTCTGCTGCTGGTGGTTCATCAGCGGGTAGTGGTTCGTTGCCTTCGGCTAGCCATTCAAGGTATTGTCGGTAGTCGCTGTTATCTGGATCCATCGGGAAATAACTTTTCCTTGTACTGTTTGGGTGCAGATAACAAACCCCTGTGTTTTCGTAGTCAAAACCGTATTTGAAAAGTTTGTAAGTCATGGTCAAAGCTCCGCTTGTGCTGCAATGAAGGCAGTATCGCCAGTATTGGTGCCAGTAGTGTCACTTGTTCTGATCCAGCAAGGAAAATTACTCCCTGCAGTGTTTACACCTGAGGTAAACTCAAACTCAACTTGATTGATATTTTGGGAAGCACCAAATGTTGGCGCATTGCAAATGTCGTTGGTATCAGCCCTAAAAATTTGAAAGCTTCCTGAGTCGCCGTCGGTTACTAATGTAGGTTCACCTCTCATGGTTTGCTTTAAATCAACGACGCAAAAAACACGGGTTGCTGTATAATACGCTCCAAGCGCAACTGTTGATGAAGGTCTGTTAAGAGGAGTAATTATTTGATAATACCTTTGACACTTAGCCAAGGTCTGAGAATAGAGTTCGTGTTCAAAGGGGGTAGGCTTGGAACCTACTTCTAGTTGGACGCCAGTGATTTGGAAATAATCATTGACGGCACCGCCAACGCCAAGGTTTGATACATTCCTATTGGCATTGTTAACCACACCCCAGGTTTGATAAGATCCATTTGAAAAGGTTGAACCGCTGTTTAGATACCAATCAATACGGAGACCTTTATCATTGTCGTCATCAATGGTGCCTCCAGTGTCAGCGGGAATTTGAATGGTTTTATATTCCCAAGTATCAGCCGCACTTATGTTATATGATGTTGAAAAAAGACGATTGGATGCATCAGGTTGCATTAGACTAATACTTGCATCACCTGTCTTGTTTGATTTTACCCAGAAACTAAGGACCAAAGGTTTTGCGTTACTCGTTCCAAAGCCTAAATGTTGTAAATTTTGAGCTTCAATGTTATAAAGTATTAAAGCAATGTCACCAGCCGCAGGAGTTGCATCCGCAGTTGTACACGTGTACTTTAGACTTTTAGAAAAATCATCTGGAGCGTCTGTTGATTGATCTATGGTCCAAGTGCCTAGAGAGCCAATGCCAAAATAATATCTATCAACAACGTAATAGTTGCTTAAAGTAATTGACGTAGATTGCGTACCCCTCTGGGCCACTGTCATCGCCCCATTGATGATGAGGTTCCTGTTACTTAGCGGACCAGCAGTAGGCAGCTGCTGACCGTCAATCGTGACGTGACCGTCAACATCAATAGACACCCCGCCATCAGTTGTGGAGGTGTTTTCAATTCGGTTTACTTTGATTGTGCTCATGAGACTGTCGCTCCGTTAATCGGGGTCCAGGTGGTGTCGTCAGTTAGGTAGTGAATAATGCCGCGAATAGAAACATCTCTAGCGACAGTCCCAACCACATTGAAACAGCGGAAAGTGATGCGGGTCTCTTCAGGGCTAGTTTCCAAATAAACACTCCCCCACCATTGACTGTTGTTTGTGCGTCCGGCGCTTTGTGCAAATAGCGAAGGAAGCGATTGGTTTAAGGCATCATCAATCGGATAAGGCAAGCCACTGATTTGCAATTGGTCTGCTTCAGCAGAGTTACCCGTTGCATCAGAGCTGGCTAAGTTAATAAACAACGAAACAGTATTTCCAATACGTGACCAGGAGTTGCTGAAATTCGTGATCCCAGTACCCATGTTCACGCCAGCAACAAAAGCGGGAGTCCAAGTGCCCTGCTGATAACCTGCAATTAAAGCTGAACCTGAAGATCCTCCAGTTCCAGTTGCACTTGTTTCAACATCACCACTTGCATCTGCAACAAGAATCTCACCAGCAATTGCTGGAATGGTCACACTAAGATCAGATCCACAAGAAGCGGGAACGTCCAGTTCAATCGAACCGTTTGTTGCTCCTGGTAACTTAATGCTCATGCTTCACCTCCTGGTTTAACGGGCCAATCTGGATTTGCTGGGTCCGTTGTATTTGCTGGTAAATCCCTTAATGCTTGACGATAATCCATCCACACTTGAGGAAGCTGAATACCAAGACCATCAATTGATGCATCCAGGGCTTTCATAGAAACCCAGTCGGTTTCAGCTAATAAACGGTTACGCTTTTGACGTAGTTCTTTCCAAGGTTGCTCCGCTTCTAGGCGTGCAATCTCAGCTTGGATCTCTGCTTCAGTTGGTTGCGTGATGTCGAGGCTTTGCCATTTGGAAACAACATCGCCAACAGTCACAAATTTTGCATCTGGGCATAAAGATAGAATTGCTTGTGCGACGCTAATCATCCTGCCACCTCCATTACTGTAATGTAAGAAGTTGCATTATCAGTTGTACCATTCTCTTGTGTTTCAATAAAAGCATTATTATTAGCACTGTTCACTGCCATTTGTGTTTTATATGTAACTTGGCTTGTTGTTGTTGGGCTATCAAGATAAGTAACGCTGTACACACCTCTTGTATCTGCGGTTGTTATACCTGTAGAGCCATATCCGAAAAGAAAACCACCGCCTGTGGTTTTTGGAATACCAGTAATTTGAGTGGAATCTCTTAGCAAAATAATTGAGCCATAAGCACTAGTTCCATCTCTCGCTGTTCTGTAGGGTTGGCTGACAAAAACAAGTATTTTATTAGTTGCGCTAGACGGCGTAATATTTACTGATAAACCAGTGTCCGTCATAGTTGCTGTAGTATTTGCCACTTCTGTGCTTGTTGAAGCGGTTACAACCTGCAAAATACTCCCAGCAGGCAAATTACCTGTCTCTACATTCAACCCTGTAATGTTACCTGTACCACCATCTAATGTTAATGACATAACTTACCTCAAACAACGACCCATGTTGATGTAGCTGGAATTGTTACAGTGACTCCTGCATCAATTGTAATAGGTCCAGCGCTCATTGCATTACGATTCGCTGGAATCGTATAATCTGTAGTTACATTCTGTTCATTTAAAAGGAACACA